AATCTTCAAAAAGTATTAATGGCTTATAGGTTTGTAAAGTTAATAAACCTCCTTTTATTACATCAAACTCACCTCCTTCTGTATCAATCTTTATGAAATTCACTGGAATCATCTTTTCGTAAAATTCGCTATCCAAGGTTACAACTTCAACTCTTTCTTTGCGTATATCATCAAACCTTTTTGGATTTTCACCAAGTGTATGATATCCGGTATGAGACTCGCATACATTAAGTGTCATATTTGAAACAATAAATGGTTTTGAAATATCATCGTCATAATAAAAAACAGCGTTTGGCATAGTATTCTTTGATATTGGCAGGCTTTTTTCTTATATAAATTTATAACTAGCAATGATTCCAAAGACGATTAAGGATCTATGTACGCCCGCTTTAGCCTATTTCATTCTTGGCGTTATTTCTTTTTTAAGCCTTCTTGTCCAAAATATGTCTGACACTACTAAGTTTTGTATGGGTAAAATGAGTTGTACTGTTCCTCATGTTGGTTTTGTTCTTCTTGGAAAAGCTCTCTATATTGCTTTCTGGACATGGGCATTGAATGCATTATGTCAGGCAGGTCACAAGAAAATTGCGTGGGCAATCTTTTTCCTTCCATTCATCTTTTTTCTTATAGCTGTTACATTAATGGTTGCGGTTGTTGCTACAAATCAATGAAATGTAAATTAACATCATAACTTATTATGAAGTTAATAAGTTTGTGGAAGTAAATTTCAGCTAAAAGTGTGTTTTTATAAAAATAACTCTACAGCTAATACGCACTACCAGCTTGCCGTTTCATCTCATCCGTAGGTTAAGCTTTTTGTCAAACAAGTATTACCTATAAAATGATAAGCATATGTCAAAGCAACAATACAACATAAAAAGATACCAAATATATATAGATACAAATGGAGGAACGCGAACTTCCTTGGTCTGTAATTGATACATATTTTAGAGACAATCCGTCAGCATTAGTCCAACACCATTTAATCTCTTTTAATGACTTCATTGACAATGGAATTAGGCGAATTATAAAAGAAAACAATCCAATCACAATTCTAAAGGGTGAGGTTTCAAAAGGAAAGGATGATGAAAGCGACTATAAACACCGCATTGACATGTATATTGGTGGCAAGGAAGGTGATAAAATATATTTTGGTAAGCCAGTAATTTATGATGGTGATGATCAGAATGGTGAACGAATCCACTATATGTATCCTAACGAAGCAAGACTACGTAATATGACATATGGTGTCACTATTCACTATGATTTAGAAGTAGACTATAGTTTTACTGAATCAGATGGTTCTGTTTCCAAACGAACTGAAATGGTTCCTAAAGTGCTTCTTGGACGCTTCCCGATAATGCTTATGTCTAACCTTTGTATTTTAAAAGGCTTGGCTCCGCGGGCAAGATTTGCTACTGGTGAATGTCGTAACGACCGCGGTGGATATTTTATAATTGATGGTAAAGAAAAAGTTGTGATTTCTCAAGAAAAATTTGCGGATAATATGCTTTATATCCAAGACAAGGGGAATGAGTTATATAGTCATATAGCAAAGATTCGCTCGGTTTCAGAAGACACATCCAAGCAGGTAAGAACTGTGTCAATAAGTATTGTTCGTCCATCTACAAAATATAGTAACAATCAGATTGTAGTGTCGGTTCCAAATGTGCGTAAACCAGTTCCTTTGTTTATTCTTATGCGTGCTCTTGGGGTTGAGTCCGACAGAGACATTATTAAATACTGCTTGTTAGATATGGATAAAAACAAACATTATATAGATCTATTTATTCCTAGTATTCATGATGCTCGCACATACTTTACACAACAAGAATGTTTAAAATTCATTGCTCTTTTAACAAAGCATAAGCGTGTACCCTATGTGTTTGACATATTGATGAACTATTTTTTGCCACATGTTGGAGAACTCAATTTCCAAGAGAAAGCTTACTATGTTGGTTATATGGTTCGCGAGTTGCTTAGTGTTTTTATAGGAGAGAAGAAGGCAACTGACAGAGATAATTTTAAATTCAAGCGTATTGAGCTTACAGGTTCTTTGCTTCATGACTTGTTCCGTGAATATTATAAAATTCAACAGAACCTCATGCTTGTTGCGGTTGATAGAAGCGTCAAGAATGTTATATTTGGAAGTATAGACGAATGGTCAATGGCAGTAACATCCGATATAATAACAAAAGATAACAAGCAATCTTTGCGTTCTGTAGAAGAAGGATTTAGAAAAGCATTTAAGGGCAACTGGGGCTCGCAAACTCATACCAAGCGTGATGGAATCGTCCAGGACCTAAATCGCCTAAGTTTCAATTCATTTATTTCACATCTTAGAAAAATTAATTTGCCTTTAGATGCTAGTGCAAAAGTTGTGGGTCCACGAATGCTTCATTGCTCACAATGGGGTCTAATTGACCCAGTTGATACTCCAGATGGAGCTAATATTGGACTCCATAAACATATGGCAATCGCAGCCCAAATTACAAGTGGATGTTCTAGTAAAGGAATTATTCGTTGGATGCTTAACAACATTAGTTTTAGTAAGTTACAAGAAAGCGACCCTACTTATTTGGGCACAACGACAAAAATCTTTGTAAATGGTAATTGGATAGGCAATACTCCTGAGCCAACAAAAACAATATCTTTGTTAAAACAGCACAGGAGATTAGGCTTAATTCCAGTTCAAACTAGTAGTCATTGGCATATAGAGGCTAACAGTATCTATATTTATACGGATAGCGGGAGGCTATGTCGTCCAATTTACTATGTAGATGAGAAAACCAAAAAACCCAGTTATATGCGAGATGGAATTTTAGACAAGATTATTTCTTCAAGTGCAACTTGGACTGAACTGATTACAGGCTTTGCTAAGAAGAAAGATGAATTGTTTGACTACAAACAATGTAAGGTTTATACTAATCCGTCCGAGTTATATAGCTCTGACAATTTAGATAAGCTTGACAGTATAAAAGCTCCTATTGAATTTATTGATAGTGCTGAGGAAGAGACAGCACTTATTGCGTTAGAATCAAGTCAACTAGCAAAAGATAATTTTACTCATCTTGAAATTCATCCTAGTTTGATTTTAGGAGTAATGGGAAATCAGATTGTATTCCCTGAGAATAACCAATTGCCAAGAGATTTGTTTTCTTGTGGACAATCAAAACAAGGTATTTCTGTTTATCATAGTAACTTTCATACAAGAATTGACAAGACAGGTATAGTGTTGAATTATGGGCAAATACCTGTAGTTAAATCGCGTTATATGGAATATATTAATCAAGAACAACACCCATATGGCGAAAACTTGATTGTTGCGATTATGTGTTATGGGGGGTATAATACCGAAGATGCTATTTTGTTTAATGGGGGTTCGGTAGCGCGTGGAATGCTACGCACTACTTACTATAACATGTATGAAGCCACTGAGCAAACTGACAAAATTTCTGGCAAAGAAGTAGCCACTGTTTTTGCTGATGTCCAGGAAAAAGGAAATGTAATTGGGACTAAACCTGGATATGATTATGCTTATCTCAATGAATTTGGTCTTATCAAGGAAAATACATCTATGGATGATAAGAAGGTTGTTATTGGAAGAGTAACAACAAGTATCGATGACCCAGAGACATTTCTTGACAGCAGTATTTATCCTAAGAAAGGCCAAAAAGGATTTGTTGATAAAGCATTTATTACAGATGAGGGTGAGGGAAAGCGTCTTGCTAAAATTAGAATTCGTGAAGAGCGTATTCCATCTATAGGTGATAAGTTTTGTAGCCGATGTGGTCAAAAGGGAACGTGTGGTCTTATTATTGATGAAAAAGATATGCCATTTACAGCAGAGGGTATCCGTCCTGATATTATCATCAATCCACATGCTCTACCAAGTCGTATGACAATTGGACAGCTTGTTGAAACAGTAATGGGTAAGGCTTGCACATTATTTGGAGCATTTGGTGACTGTACTGCTTTTTCAAACAAAGGTCCAAAACAAGAAATATTTGGAGACCTTTTGATGAAAATGGGATTTCATAGTTCGGGAAATGAACAATTGTATAATGGTATGACGGGAGAGCAAATGGAAATGAGTATTTTCATCGGACCTACCTATTATATGCGTTTGAAACAAATGGTCAAAGATAAGATTAACTATCGTGCCCGTGGTCCAAGAACAGTATTGACTCGTCAAACAGTCCAAGGAAGGGCAAATGATGGTGGTCTTCGTATCGGTGAAATGGAGCGTGATGGAGTAATAGCACATGGATTGAGCGCATTTTTGGAGGAGTCCTTGATGGTTCGTGGTGACGAATATTATGTTGCTATTTGTAATACTACTGGAACCATTGCTGTTTACAATCAGAGCCGTGACATTTTCTTGTCTCCAATTGCTGATGGCCCACTTCGTTTTAACAAAAGCTTAGATGGAAATCTAAGCATTGATAATGTTAGTAAATTTGGTAAAACTTTTAGTATTGTTCGTATTCCATACGCGTTAAAATTGCTGATCCAAGAGCTTCATACTATGAATGTCCAGATGAGGATTATAACAGAAGATAATGTTGACCAATTAACTAGCATGGAATCAGTTCGCACACTTAAAATGAAACTAGGATTATCCGATAATTCATCTATTCTCGATATTGGTCCTAAAGCCAAAGAACAAATCAGATCATCTATGCCTAATATGTATGGACGTTCCTTACAGGAACCTCAGTATGAAGGAGATTATGTTCAGGAACCTTCTAATGACAATGATATGAGGTATAATTCACCTAAACAGACATATGGTGAGCAGCAAGAGAGGCTATCTGAAGCTATGCAAGAAGATACATCACGTCCATATTATGGTGATGAAACAAAAGGAGGGCAAAAATTAACTAACCTACAAAGCCAACAAGATTTAGAACCTATATTAGATAAAGAACCAGAAGTTGCTGAAGACCAAAATATACAAGTTTCAGATGGTCCCACCTTTATTCAAGAACCTATAATGGCACAAAAAAGCACTATTGAGGGAAATACGAGTGCTGATGCCACAGGATTCTTAGGAGGTGGGCGTGGTAACCTAAACATCAATATTAATGTGCCTTCTTCAGTAAATGGTCAGACAGGCAGTGGAAACACGAAAGAAACCAGACCAGACGATTCTGTAGAAGAGGTGGATGAAGCCATAAGCACTAACTCTGATAGTATTCATCAAACATTAGCAGATGCTAAAACATCCAATATTAGTATAGTTACAGACCCACTACCTCCTGGTCTTAAGATACTAACATCATATGATAAAGAAGAGGAAAATGAAGAAAATACAGAAAATAGTGTGTCAAACTCTAAAAGCGTAAGCTTAGAAAATTGAATGAATATAAAATGATGATGTTATATAGTAGTATCACATCATGGATAGCAGTTCTCTCGTCTCACAGGTTTATAAAGCCAGGTCTTCGTTGCTAGAGCAACTGGAATATCAGGGGTATAATGTTGATAGCCTTGTTAACTTCAGTGTGACAGAAGTAAATTCAATGCTTCGCCACGATCAGCTTGATTTTACAGTTACTAAAGACATGAATACTGTTGACCAAAGAAAAACTCATATTAAATTCTATCTTGCTAAAGCATTACGACCTGCTAATGTAGATGAGTTTGTCTCACAAATGTTTAAAGTAGAAGAATCATTGACTAAGAACGATACACTTTATATTATCGCAAACTCTAGTCCAAACGACACGCTACTAAAGAAACTCAACTTGATTTGGCAAAGAGACAAAATTATGGTATCTATCTATGGTCTTCAAAGGCTACAAGCAAATATTTTAAATCACATTAAGGTTCCTAAGCACGAAATTCTAACGCCAGAGCAATCTAGTGAAATTCGAACAAAATATAATTTAGTAAAAAATGAACAGATACCTAGCATTTCAAGGTTTGACCCTGTAGCGGTCGCTATTGGGATGCGTCCCGGTCAAATGTGTCGCATCGTGCGTTTTAGCCCTACAACAGGCTATAGTGATTACTACCGGTTGTGTATTCCTTAAACAAAAATCTATTATTGTTATAGAGATGAATAAACAATTTGAAAAACGACTAAATAACATAAAAACCACTTTTTCTTTGGCATCCCAAGAGTATATATCTTCTTATCCAAATGCCAAGATATTTGCTGGTTCGGACGCTTATCAACGTCCTTTTAATACAGATCGTCAAACACTTTCTAATGCGAACGGCGACCTCTTTGAATTAGATGCTCAAGTAAATACTCAAATTAACAAACAATTAGTTGATATTGAAAAACTTGACCGCAAAATAGCAGAATTGAAGGAGATAAACAGAAAGCTAACAATTGAATTATCTAATATAAAATCTTCTGATAGAGCCGCAATAGGTCGTTATGAGAATAGTCAAAAGAGATCATTTTTAGGGGTTTATTATGGTTTGACACTTGGTGTAGTCTCTCTAGTTACTTATAATCATATGGGACTATAGATTGTCGTATCATTTTATATGCCTATTGTATATAATGTGGTCTTTAGAACAAGGCAAAGAGTTCAACAATAGAACAAATAACAATATTATTGACAAAATGTATAGCAAACTATCAAAAATAGCCAAAACTCAGCAAGTAACAGTTGAGGAAGGTTTACAAAACATGAATACTCAAACTAGCATTGCAGACCTTAGAAGTCAGTTATCGGAAGCTATTGGTTCTATCAATGCCAGCTATAAGGATGAGGTATTGTATAATAGTCAACTCATTGACGATTTTGATAAGAAAGTAGATGCCCAAAGAAAGAAGATTGTTGATACTTACAAGGTTTCTAGCTTCCGCGGCGATGACACAGAAATCAAAAGCTTACAAGGCAGAGTTGAAGACAGCACTGTTTTTTTACGTCTTGGAAATACTAGATACATTGTTTTTGCTATTCTTGCCATAATAATACTTAGCTTTACCTTTCACCATGCTGATATGAATACAACAGGGTATGTTCTTGTTTCAGTAATTTTAGGAGGACTTGTTGTCTTTATTATTAACTTCATCCACGAGCGAGATATTCAATCATCATAGAGATTATAGTTATAATATATATCATATGTCAAACTATCCTATTATTGAGGCAATTAAGGCAAAAGAACAGGAGTTCAATTCGATTCTTTCATCTTATACAACCAACTATGACCTTTATTTGAATAGCTCAGTGACGCCTAATCCAAATAACACATTGCGTTCAACTTTGAAGAATGAGGTTTCTGCAATGGGTCAAACATTAAATGAACTGAATGGGCTATTGAATCACGCTTATGATATGGGCCTAACTAATCAAGACTTCAGTGTTAAAGCTTCAGGTGCTCTTTTAGACCAATCGGTCCTTGTTGAGAGACGTGAAAAGCAATTTCAAGATGCTAGAGATCGTTTAGCCCATTTAGCAGGTGAAGAAGAAGTGTCACGAATGAGTGTCTATGAATCAAGAATCAAATATTATTTATTCTTTATATTAGCCTTTGCTTTAGCTGGAAGCGCAATATATTTGTTTATTGGAGGCAGCCTTCCATTCGCATTAATGATTATTTTGCTAATTGTAGGTTTCTTTGTTACATGGGAGATTTACAAATCATGGCTATCGTATTTGAGTTATTCAGCTGTATCAGGTGCTGACAATATCAAAGGCGTTTTCAGGTTAATGACTTAATGCTTTTTTATCCTAATATTATAGATAAGATGGCATCTGGACAGGGTAAGATATACCGCGATAAGAAGCTACAAGAAGGATTTACTCAATCATTTCCTAACGCTTCCCTATCTGAAATTCAAAAGCGTGATAGTCAATTTGAACAACTTGGAAGTCAAGTTAATAGAAAGATTTCTGATTTAGCTAGATCGCAACAAGTTGTGGACCGTGAGACAAATGATTTTTTAACCGTGGCCTCGCGCGATCAGAAATACTTAAATCAGATGGTTCAGACAAGTGACGGAACGTTTGCCTATGTTACTAAAGAGGGGTTATTTAAGCCATTCAATAGTGCGCAAGAAGCACGTGAAACAATGGGAAGAAATGGCTGCCCATCACAAGTTTTACAGATTAATACTGGACCAGATACTTATACACAAGATGGCAAAAACATCTCAGGTGAAGTACCATTTACAGTAGGAACTCAAATGGTTAATCAACAAGGTTGTGGTTATGCTGGCGAAAATATATTCGTAGGAAAAGTGGCAAGTGGTGGCAAGTCTAAATTTTTAGGATGTAAGAAGGGTTCAGGAGATTTAGTAGCAACCGGTTTTTCAATTCCAATAGAGAACCCCCCTTGCCCTGCGGGAACCTTCCAGTGTCGGCAAAATGAGAAAGGTTATTGTTATGACCCAAGAAGGAATCAGATGGTTAGCACATATATGAATCCTAATTACGATAAACCAATAGGTAGTACTGGAAATGGTGCCCCATTCTTATCAGATGATGGAGTGACTTATTTATGGTTTAGACAAGGAGGGTTTGACAAAAAGTGTGGAAGAAAACCAACAGTTGCTCCTTGCCCTAAAGGTACTGCTCAATGTCCGACAGGTGATTATGGATATTGTTGGGATCCAACGAGAAATGCCATGGTGACAACAGCTTCACCTTATGGTGGAGAAGAACTTGGTGCTAAACCAGCTTATATGTGGCTTGTTCAAGGCAACAATTTCAACTATAGCGAAAAGAAAGATGATTTTGTATCCCCTACCAAAAATATTCCAAAGTCAGCTCCATTACAATCTTGGTTTCCTGATGACCAATTTTCAAATCCTAATTTTAACTCAAGTAATAAAATAAATTTACAATTCAAAGCAGCTGCTGCAGCCTTAATGCCTCATTTAGAGATTGGACAGTCATCACAAATAAAAGTTATATCTGGACCAAATGTAATTACTTGGAATATGCAGCCTGGCACTGGAGTCAAGGTTTCTGGTAGTGTGAATATCAATGGACGTTTATTTTTTGGAAGTGTGCGCCTTAATAATGTTAAGACTCAATCAGGCCAGCTCGTGCCAAGGTTATTTATAGAACAACAAGGTAATACCCTGTTTTTGAAGGCTCCTTCACCTAATTGGTGGCAAAACACTTATACATTTTATTTTGAACAAAGTCCATCTACTATTTTTGGTTCAACTGGTGGTGGTGGTTTCAATAGTAATGGTTCTATTTTCACTGTAATAAAAGAAAGTAATTCATCTGCCACTGGAACACTACAATATGGTGACTCTTCAAAGACAACAACATTTAAGTTTTCATATCCTATTCCTATGCGGAAGCCAGGTTTCTTTGCTGCGGATGGTCGCACTAAGTTATGGAAAAAAAGTGATGGATATAATAGTGCTTGTGGTGCTATGCCAAGCGTCCCACCAACATTAAAGAGCCGCGAATTGATTGACCAGTGTCGTACAATAGCTGCCGGTGGTGGTTTCAAAGTCTATGGCATAAAGGATAATCAATGCTATATTGGAAATAACGCTGATAAAATGACTCCTGGAAATGGATGTATTTCAATGGATGGTGGAACAATTGGTAGAAATGGTGATTTAGCTGCATATGAGGTGGAAGGGGCAACTAATTCTGGTCTTTTCAAGTATGGCTTTGTTACAGCTGATCAAACTCTCAAGCAATATCCTAAGAACATGTTAAAGCCTACTGGTGATTTTGAAAATACTGGCAAAAAGACTATTCTGCGAGCTAAAAATCGTGTTATGTTTGACAATGTCAAGGGAGTTGAAAGTTGTAAGACATCTTGTATAAGCCAGTTTGGCGAAAACTGCGAGGCTTATCGCTTCAATGGTTCGTCTCGTCAATGTGAAGCTTTTGGCAAAGATACTCTTGATAGTGGAATGATTATACCTTCAATGCAAGACGACCAACTTTTTGTCCGTAAAATGGCTTTCCAAAATGATGTATCTTGTCCTAAAACATTTATTACGGTAGATAGCGCGGTTTGGAATTCGCTTCCTAAAGATGGTCTTATGAATGAAACCACTCTCTGTGACTTGGGTGCTGTGACAAGTGATTCTATGAACAAGAAAATGCAAGACCTTGCCCAATTGAATCAATCACTTGATGAAATGGAGCAAGTTGTTAAAAGAGAAGTAGATAGTGAAAAGGCATTGCGTCCTAAGCTAAAGGATGATATGACAGCTCTATCAAAGGATATACAAGAATACAAGAAACTCTATGAAGGTTTGACAAATATGAATTCACAAGTCCAGAAAGAGATGAGTTCCATTAAGGTGGAAGGCAACATGAGTGATTACTTAGTTATGGGAGCTGCTCTTCTTTTTGCTGGTGCCTCTATGATGCGCAAGTAGATATTATCTTAATTCATAATATAAGATAATATGGTTCTTCAACTATCCCAGAGTCAACTTGATGAGTTTAATCAGAGACAAAGTGATATGATACAGAACTTGAGACAGCTTCAGGAACAAGAGATGAATCTATATCAACAACTGGAGGCAAATGTTGCAGCCAATGGAGATACATCAGTAAGAGACCAACTAGTTGCTAAAATCAGCACTATATCTGAAGCAAGAATGAATATGTATCGTGACCTACTTGATAATTATGCTATTATTCGTGATTCAGTGGCTCAAACGAGAGGAGACTTGGTCGACCAGATGACTTTAATTGATGTTGTCCAACAACAACTTGATAGTCTTCGCCGTCAGGTAGGGAACATTAACGCTGAGAAGAGTGGTAAAGAACGTATGATTGAGATTAATACATATTATGGAAAGAAATATATGGCTCAAAAGGAATTGATGCAGATTATTATTCTCACCTGTGTTCCATTACTAATTTTGGCACTTCTTGCTAAATTTGGAACTTTAGGACGCCAAGTAGCAAGCGTACTGGGTGGTATTATCTTAGTAATCGGATTATATTACATAATCCGTAAAATTATTGATATTAGCTCTCGTAATAAGATTGTGTTTGACGAATATGATTGGTCATTTGACCCTGCTGCTCTTAAACCAACTGTAGTTGAATATGACATGGGACAACTTGGAATGGTGGATTCAGGTTATTTAGGTTCTTCGTTAGGATGCTTCGGACAACAGTGTTGTTCAAATGGCACAAAGTTTGACAAATCAACTCTTCGTTGTATTCCATCTGGTTCGGCTACTAATAATGCGGGGTCTATAGACTCTTCGACTTAGTTTGACTTTACTACAAATATCTGATGATATATATAGTAATCTATGTTCAATAGCGGGAGTATTCAGCAAAATTATCACCAACAAATAAGAAATGCATCAGGACAAGCGCCAATCCAGTTTGAGAACCAGCTGAAAAATATGGGGTTTAGCTTTGGTGATATAACAAATTTGATTCAGCAAATTAATAAAGATGTAATGTGTGGTCCTGCTTGTCAAAAACAGAAGAAACTTGATGAGTTGATGGAGAAGATGAATAAGGCAGAAAGAACACAAGAAGATGCTCCTTATAATTTGGAAAGTGCGAAGAAGAATTATTACACCTATAAAGATGGAGAGTCTGGTTATATTCAGAAGATGCGAATTGAATATCGTAAAGCTGCACAGCAAGAAATGAAACAAGAAAGTGCTGATTTTCAGGCAAAAGCAGATACTGTTGAGCAGCAAATTAATCAAGTTGAAGCTCAGGACTTATATATACGAAATATGAATGATTTGCTTCAAACTTATATAACAGAGAACCAGCGTTTGACAAAAGAAATCGATTCTATTGAGTCTGTGCTTGCTACTGATAATCGTCGTGCTTTTTATTTAGGACAAAAGTGGTCATGGGAAACTTATGTTGGTTGGGCATTAAAAATTATCTATGCGATTGTGATTGCTATTTTTGTGCTCTATTATGTTTTGTATATGGGTAGATATACTAATAGAAAACTACTTATAACAAGTGTAGTTCTTATATTTTTTCCTTTTGTGTTGAATTATATATTTACTTTTGAAATTATGGGTTATAGTATTCAGTCGGTATTGGATAGTCTGACACTTCCAATAATGACAGACATAGATGAAAACAAGCGTAAGTTCTAAACAACAATAGAAATAAAATTGTTGTTTATTTTTTTTACTAAGTAAGATGACTAAATTAAATTTGCTGTAACTCATCATTTTCTCCTGTAGGCTCGATAAACCTAATATTATTCCAGCCTTTCTTATATTGACCATAACGTTTTTCCATGAAGTCCCATAGTTCTTGACTCTTAGGTGCTCCACGACCGTGATTGGCTTTGAACCAAAACCGAAACTTGGGTAGAAGAGCAGTTTTCTGAATCCGGCTACCTTCGCAAGGTTCAATATTGTCTTTGATGAACTCAAGAAGATAATCTTGACCCTCGCGATACTTGTCACTACTTGCGACAACGCGTTCACAATCAATAACTTCTCCTTGTGTTTGAACTACTCTATCAATCAACATAGACATCAAGATCGGAGCCCATTTATCAAATTTCTTAGGAAGCTTTGTTTCAATAGGATACTGATAAGGATATCTGTCCTTAGGGAAGTGGTTCTCATCTTCATATGGTCTTCTATGAAACTTTGATTCAAAATCAACCACTTTAACACGTCTCCATGTGCCATCATCTTGTGACTCAATTTCTGGTAGATTATTGGTACAAAGAACCAGTTTAAACTGAGGTCTAAATGTTATGGGTTCTTTATAAAGAGCCCTTGCGGTAATTGGGTCACCACCAGTTAAATCTTTCATTGGTCCTTCATTGATTTTATCTGTCTTTGAGGTTTCTTGCATAACAGCTAATCGAACCCCGGCCAAAGCTGCTACTTCCGGTGAGGCAGTACCAATATTTAGTCTTTCCCTTGTAACAAGAGTAACTGGAACAGTTCCTTTGTATTCTCCAAATGCTTTTTCAAGTAGGGTTACAAGAGCAGTTTTACCATTTGCACCAGTGCCAAGCCAAAAGCACATTTGATGATTTTCATTTCCACCAATACAAAGTGAAGCCATAAAGTCCATCTGATACTTGTAAAGTTGTCCAGAAGGCTCAGGAAACAGCTGTTTCAAGAAGATATTGAGTTCTTCATACTCTTTTGTCTTTTTAGCGTGGTCAAGTGGTATATAGTTAATTCCAGTTGTCTTACTAATGTAGTCTTCTGGAAGACCTTTGCGGAATATCTTTTCATTAAAGTCAAATACACCATTGCTAAAACAAAGAAGGTGCGTATTAGAATCAAGACTCTTGAAGAATCGCTGGTCATAGAATAGGTGTGCAGCTTCTTTCATGATATTATCTTTTTTTGCTGTTGTTTTCAACATAATACAAATTTCAGCTAATTTATGCGAACGACGTTGAAGCTTAACCCAACGTTCATCTGAATGTTCAAGAGCATTCATTGAGTTAATTGCCTCTCTAGTCTTGTTAGTATATACATCGTGCATATCTTTTGAGATAGCCAGACGAAGAGTATTAGCACTGTCAATCTCAACCCATCTATGGTCAAGGAACTCATACCAACATTTATTTCTAAGACCGACGCAAACAAATCTGTCTTTGAATAAATAGAATAATACATTTGCGAGGTCAAACTCAGTAGCAACAGCTGGTCCTTCTGTCAATGTGATTTCGATAAAATAGTCTAGAGTCTGTCTACGAACTTTTTCATATCCCTCTGGGTTACATTTCTGTGCCCAATAGCGGATAGAACGTTCCGTAAGACCATTTTCAGTTCGTTCATCAGCATACCAGCTATTCCAAATACTCCACAGCTCAGGAACGTTTGACCAGTCAAATTTATCGGTTCCAGGATGGCGAAGTGTATTACGACAACCATCTTGTGAAGTGAATTTCAGCCATGTTAGGAACATAATTCGTTTTTGTGTATTGAATAAAGCCCAACCTACACGAATCCAGTTGGTGTAAGATTGTGGACCATAATAATCACTTGTGAGTAACATTGTATATTCGTGTGTTTCCTTGTAGACATAATTCCTAGGATCATCTACATCAAAGAATCGTTCAATAAAAGCATCCAAGACTTCTGCGGAGTTTATCTGTGAAAAGTCAGCATGTTGAATAGTCGTTCCCATTGCTCCAAGTTGTCTATTAGCAGTTTGGATTGTTGGGGCTTTTCTTGCTATAAGACGTAAGCATTCAACCTCATACTTTTCTTTGTATTGCTCACTTATATCAAATTTGGGATGATTCTGATTACGAGCAGATAACATATGAAAGTTCTTCTCCCAGTTAAAATTTATAGTTTCCTCTTCAATAATGTCCCAATCGTCCTCAGCTTGTTTATAGACAAATTGTAAAATACGAGTTACGATATAAGGTCGTTTACCAGGTTTAGAAGAACCGTACATTTGCCAATTTGCATGGCCTTTTGCTACTGACTCGTCAAACAGGTCTTCTACTGTGTTTGTTTGTTTGCTCTTTAGTTCAGACCATAACCTACCTTCTCTAATTTCTTTCATCATCAAATCACGCAGTATCATCTGTCCTGCTTTATGAAGTGATAAGCAAATTATAATATGTATTCCATCTTTTGTAACATTATCATCAAGTGTAACACGTTCCCTTTCTTGAACAAATACTGTAATCTGAGTTTGGTCATCAATAACAACAACATCTTTTAACAAATCCATGTATGTTGAAACAAATGTGGCAATGTCATCCTCTGTATGTTGTCTGGTTTCAATAGAAGTATCATAACGTTCATCAATATCAATAAGAATTGGACCATTTTCCATATAATGCTTTTCTGTGAGATATTCTTGGTTGCGTTTTACTATTACATGTTCATAATACCGTTTCATAAAGTTATTATGCTCTTCGTGTGGGATACGGTAAGTTCCGCCATAAACACCAAGAGTTTTATCGGGGATTCTTGTATGTGTATGGTCTTTGCCTCCACCCTTTGCCAACTGGAATTGCTTGAGATAATCTGCGAACATCCTACTAGCTTGAGCTTTGGACATGATAAGTATGGTATATACTATGTCATATTTTTATCTCAATTTTCTGACACAAAAATAAGCGATTCATCTGATAATTTAAACCTTCTGATTAATTTCAGCTCCTTGTCTCTTGTCAAACAAACATAAAGAATATGCGGAATTCTATCTAGTAATTAAGATGCCGTCCAACGCAGCAAGTAGTAGTAATAGTCAGGAACAAGATTTTATTTTACCCGATACAATTAAACGTATTGCAAGTGATGTTCGTGATTTGATGCGTTCTCCTATTGACAATTGTGTTTACATACATGACCCTAAAAAAATTATGAGAGGTTATGCTATGGTCATTGGAACTGATGATACGCCGTACAACTGTGTTCCTATGCTTTACGTATTTGACTTTCCTCCAAATTATCCACACTCTCCACCCAAACTAACTTTTAAATCCTATGTTTATGGAAAAGAAAGGAGTATTAGGCTACACCCAAACTATTATGTTGATGGAAAATGTTGCCTTTCAATATTAAATACTTGGCACGGAGAACCATGGAGTGGTTGCCAGACTATTCGTTCTATATTGACTACAATACAGTTAACTCTTACTCCATTTCCATTAGAAAATGAACCAGGTGTTAGAGGAACAGGGAAAGAAGGAGAAATATATCGTAAAATTATTTATCTAGCAGGATTAAACATGATTTACAAGTTTTTGAATGGTTTGACAATGACCAGAATTACAAAAGATGATGAAGTTAATTCAGAAGTAATATCTTTATTTAGACAATCTCTTATTAAGCATTTGAGAGGTGGGGATGGAAAGGCCCTGTACCAGTCTTTAAAAAAAGAAGATTTACCTCTTAATCGCTTACTAGCACCACTAGACAATTTATGTCTTACGTCTTTCTACTATGATGAAGTCCGAATGAATTACTCAGAAATCCAAGGGCTATTGTGTTCATTCTTACCTACAATTATAGCGGAAAATTGAAACTCATATAAATATACCTAACCTATTATTATAGGCAAGATGCACTTCTGTTCTAACTGCGGCAACATGTACTACATTCGTCTCTCGGATGATGACGAATACAAACTAACATATTATTGTAGAAACTGTGGCCAGCTCGATGATTATCTTACTGTAGATAATGTGTGTGTTACTGAATCACAAATGTCCGAAACCGCAACATACACTCATGCTGTAAACCGATATACTAAATTGGACCCAACTTTACCTCATATTTCAACGATTAAGTGTCCTAATAGTATTTGTGATAGTAATGAAGATGACTCAAAGCGTGATGTAATCTATATAAGGTATGACGATAGTGCTATGAAATACATCTATATCTGTTCTGTTTGTGATACAATCTGGAAAACAGACGAACAACGTTAGAAAATTGAAACACTTAAAGTTTCTTGGTATATATTACTACATGTCAAGACAGACTGAAGAAATGCCAGTAAAACGCAATACAATTAGCATTAAAATGGAAGAGCCAACAATTGGTTCAGAAATAGAAG